AAAGAAACAGAAGTAGAAGAAACTTCTGTAGAACAAATTGATGAAGCTCCCGTGGAAGAGCTAGATGAAGCTCCTGCAGGGGTTCAAGATTTGGGTGGGGATGATCCCAACACTGGTAAAGCCAGTAAGTTGACAGTTTCCACAAGCAAATCACCAGCTAGAAAAGCCGATAAGTCTGGTGGAGATTCTTCAAATCCATCACAAGGTAGTTCTGTTAAAGGAACATCATCAGCAATGGAAGAAACAGTTCCCACAACAAAAAATGGAATGGTTGCTTCTGTTTATGAGATGGTTAAAAACTTGAGTAAAGATGAACTCGCTGAGAAATTTGCATTGATTCAAGATGTAGTTGAATTAGATGTAAATGAATTGGGAGAAAATTCTGAAGAAGAAGTTGTTGCTGAAGCACAAGAAAAAATTCTTTATTCAAGAAAAGATCTAACACCAGAAGAAATTGAATTAGATTCAGATGAAGATATTCAAGCTATCGCTGGTGAAGAACTTTCTGAAGAATTCAAAGAAAAAGCAAAAGAAATTTTTGAAACAGCAGTAAAATCAAAAGTAGTTGATGAAGTAAATAAAAGAGTAGCACAAATTGAAGAAGAATATCTTCAAGAGATTGAAGAATCAACTAAAAACTTCCAAGGTGAAATGGTTGAAAAAGTAGATAACTATCTTAACTATGTTGTTAATGAATGGATGGAAGATAATAAACTAGCTGTTGAAAGAGGAATTAAATCTGAATTAACAGATGATTTTATGACAGGCTTAAGAAATCTTTTCAAAGAACACTATATTGATGTTCCAGAAGAAAAGGTTGATATTGTAGATGACTTGTTTGAAAAAGTCGAAGATCTTGAGAAGAAACTTAATGAAGAAATTGAAAAAAATGTCACACTCAAATCTTCATTAGCAGAATCTTCAAAAGATAGCATTTTAAATGATGTCTGCGAAGGTTTAGCAGACACACAAAAGGATAAGGTTTCTAGTCTTGCTGAAGGTGTAGAATTTGAAAATGAAGAACAATACAAAGCAAAATTAGAAATGCTTAAAGAATCATACTTTCCTCAAAAAGAAGTAGTACAAAGTGAAGATGATGTAACTGAAACTACTACAACTACTGAGGAATTGAATGAAGAAATTGAAAATGTTCAATCAGAATCAAGAGATGCACAGATGAAAGCATATCTTGAAATGTTGGGAAGAACAAATAAAAATATTTAATTAATTATACATTAGGAGATAACAATGTATATCGCTGAAGAAATTCAAAAAAAGTGGGCTCCTGTTGTCAACCATCCAGATTTGGCTGAAATCAAAGACCCATACAAAAAGCAGGTAACTGCTGTTATTTTAGAAAACCAAGAACGTTCTATGCGTGAACAACACGGTGGAATGGGATTGTTGTCTGAATCTGGACCAAGTACAGTAATGGGTGCATCTAGTTCAACTGCGGCCTCTGGACCTGTTGACATTTACGATCCAGTTTTGATCTCACTCGTAAGACGTGCGATGCCAAACTTGGTTGCTTATGACATTTGTGGTGTTCAACCAATGACAGGACCAACTGGACTTATCTTTGCTATGAGAGCAAGATATAGTACTCAAGGTGGTACTGAAGCTCTCTTTAATGAAGCTAATACATCATTTTCTTCTGGAAATACTGATGTTGCTGCAACTACAACTGGTGATAATCCAGCTGATAGTAATTATGATTCATACACTGGTATGACTACAGCTCTCGCTGAATTAAGAGGTAATAGTCCTGGATCAGCAAATGATATTCCAGAAATGGCATTCTCTATTGAAAAAATTACTGTAACAGCAGTAAGTAGAGCACTTAAAGGTGCATATTCAATGGAATTGGCACAAGACCTTAAAGCAATTCACGGTCTTGACGCTGAAACAGAATTGGCTAATATTCTTTCCGCTGAAATCTTGGCTGAAATTAACAGAGAAGTTGTAAGATCTATTGGTTCTACCGCAACACCTGGTGCTGCATATGGTACAGCTAATTCCGGAACTTTTGACCTTGACGTTGATTCTAATGGTCGATGGTCAGTAGAAAAATTCAAAGGCTTGATGTTCCAGATTGAACGTGAAGCTAATGCGATCGCAAAAGCGACACGTAGAGGAAAAGGTAATATGATTATCTGTTCTTCAGACGTTGCTTCTGCACTTCAAATGGCTGGAGTACTTGATTACACACCAGCACTTCAAACTGGAATTAATGTTGATGATACTGGTAATACTTTTGCTGGTGTTCTTAACGGTCGCTATCGTGTTTATATTGATCCTTTTGCTGCTAACCAAGCAACAAACTACATGATTGTGGGTTACAAAGGTTCAAGTCCATACGATGCGGGTCTTTTCTATTGTCCTTATGTTCCATTACAAATGGTAAGAGCAATTGGTGAAGATAACTTCCAACCACGTATCGGGTTTAAAACTCGTTATGGTATGGTAGCTAATCCTTTCGCTACTTCAGCTGCAGATGGTGTTGTTGCTGGTAGAAAAACTGCATTAGTTGCGGATAATACATACTACAGAATGGTTAAGGTTGCAAACTTGATGTAATCTTACTTTTTAA